CTACAGCATATTTAACATCTACTCTATCTTATGAAACAACAGGATTTAGTCCTAAAGATATGATGTATAACGAAGCGCAACAGTATTTGGCTACCCAAATTGCCAGAGCTATGAACGTGCCAGCGTATTACATAAGCGCCGATATGAATAATTCTATGACCTATCAAAATATATTAGATGGTCGCAAAGAATTTGTAGCATACTCACTACAGCCGTTTATCTGTGCTATTGAAGATCGTTTAAGCATGGATGATATAACCCCGAGAGGCCACGTAGTTAAGTTTGCTATTGAAGAATCATTTTTAAGAGCTGACACAATGAAGCGCCTAGAGGCATTAGAGAAAATGATAAATCTAGGTCTAATTGACGTAGATGATGCAAAAGAAATGGAAAGCCTAACACCTAACGGAAGAGAAACAGAAAATGAAACTTACATTCAGTAGCCACGTAGAAGCTGCCGATACAGAGCGCAGAGTTATTGCTGGCAAAATCGTACCTTTTGAAGAGGTAGGCAATACTTCCGTTGGTAAGGTCGTATTTGCTAAAGGCTCAATAGAGATAGGCGATCCTGGCAAAGTTAAGATGCTTATGCAACATTCACCAGAGCGCCCAATAGGTCGCATGCAAAAATTTAATCAGGCAGAAGACGGAATCTACGCATCATTTAAGATCAGTGCATCTATGCAAGGTCAAGATGCTTTAATCCTTGCTGGCGAGCAATTAATCGATGGTTTATCTGTCGGTGTAGATGTAAACAAGTCCGTACAGAAAAAAGAGTATTTATATGTAACCAGCGCAACACTAAGAGAGGTTAGCCTGGTAGAAAGCCCAGCATTTACAGCTGCGCAAGTAACTAAAGTTGCTGCTAGTGAAAACGAAGCAGAGACACCAATCGAAACTAAAGAAAGCGAGGCTCCTGTGGAAGATTTAGCAACAGCGCCACAAGAAGCAAAGGCAGAGGCTGCTACTCCTACAGTAGAAGCCGCACGCCCAGTAATTACAGCACCATTAATTCAAACACGTGTGCGTACACCAATCGATTCGATGGCAAAGTACACAGAGCACAAAATTAAAGCTGCTCTAGGTAACGATGATTCTAAACTGTACATAGCTGCAGCAGATGACTCATTCTCAACTAACCCAGCATTTAACCCAACTCAATACCTAACCGAGTTTGTAACTAACACTCGTTTTGGTACTCCAACAATCGATGCATGTTCACAAGGCACATTACCAGCATCAGGTATGACAATTTCAGTACCATCTTTGGTAACTTCCGCTGGCGGTGGAACTGGTGTAGCACCAGTAGTAACTGTTGAAGCAGAAGCTGGCGCAGTGCAAAATACTGGTATGGAAACTGCTTACCTAACAGGTACAGTATCCAAATATTCAGGTATGAATACACTAAGCGTTGAGTTGCTTGAAAGATCAGACCCAAATTTCTATGCGGAGTTGACAACCCAGTTACAAAATGCATATTTAACAACTATTGATACAGCAGCCCTTACTGCACTTATTGCAGCAGGTCAATATTCTTCAGGTTGCGATGCAGATTCAGCTGGCATTATTGAATTTACTAGCGATGCAGCTCGTAAAATTTATACAGGTACTGGCTACTTTGCACAAAACTATATTGCCAACCCATCACAGTGGCAATTACTTCTACAATCAGTAGATAACACTGGTCGCCCAATTTACTCAGCATCACAGCCAATGAATTCAGGCGGAGATGTATTACGTACTTCAAACCGAGGTAACGTATTAGGATTAGATCTATATGTAGATAAGAACTTCACAGCTACAACTACTATAGATGATTCTGCTGTTATCCTTGCACCAGAAGCATTTACTGTATACCGCTCACCACAGGCATTTATGTCTGTTAACGTGGTAAGCAATTTGCAAGTACAGGTTGCAATTTATGGTTATATGGCCACTATTGCAAAAATGCCTAACGGCATCGTTAAGTTCAACCTTAACTAAAAACAAATCAGTAATCTCTGGGGTTTAGTAGCCCTAGCCCCAGAGAGCTATTAGTAAAGGAGTAGAGATGCCAGCCCAATTTGTTACAGTTGCGGAGTTAAGGGCGAATCTTGGAATTGGTTCTCTCTACTCCGATGCAACAGTAGAAGAAGTTTGTCAAACTGCAGAAGATTTAATAAACAAATATTTATGGCATAACGATGCCCCAGTAGTTGGCACAGCAGTCCAAGACAATGTAGCAACATTAATGCTGGCTAATCCAAACGCATTTGTAGCAACTCAACAAATTACTGTAACCGCCTGTGGCTCACCATTTAATGGTACTCACACAATTACTGGCACTATTCCGCCAAGCACAGGCACTACAAGCGTAATCCCATTATTTATGTACAACTGGGGTAATGTAAATTATCCTAATGGTTATTCATTTGTACAATTTGCAGTAACAGCTGCAGATCAAAAATTTCACAAAGTAGTCCCTTACGGAAACGCTAGAGGACCAGAGCACAAAACCCAGACTTATGCGACAACTCCAGCCATACGAGAAAGTGCCATGATAGTGGCCGTTGATGTCTGGCAATCCAGACAAGTATCTCAAACAGGTGGAGTCGGTATGGATGGGGTCAGTGCTAGCCCTTATCGAATGGGTTATCAGCTGATTAACCGAGTGCGTGGCCTCATCCAGCCGTATTCAAGTCCAGCATCACTGGTAGGTTAATATGCCAGCTGCGATTACCACACTACGTAGCACACTAGCCACAGATCTTACCAATGCTGGTGTGTGGTCAGTATTTGCATTCCCACCAGCTACATTACTTGCCAATGCAGTCGCAATCACCCCTGGCGATCCTTACATAGTACCGAGCAATAACGATCATGTAACAGTATTACCTTTAGCAAACTTTAGAATCTTAATCACTAAACCTGCGTTAGATAACCAGGGTAATTTGGCTGGTATGGAAGATTACATAGTAGCCGTAGTAACAAAGTTAGCAGCGTCAGCGCTGACACTTAATATATCAAGCATTTCAGCTCCAGCAATCGTAAGCGCTCAAAGTGGCGATTTATTGGTGTCTGAAATAACAGTATCAATCCTAACGAGCTGGAGTTAATTATGAGCAAAGAAGAAGATTTAGCCTTCTTAATAAAGACAGGCCAAATAAAAGAAGCACCAAGAGAAAAAGCACAACCTAAAAAGGAAGAGGAATAACAGTGGCAATTTACTTAAACAATAACGTGGGCATCAAGCTAGCGACCAACGCTGCGCCTACTACACCATCTATTGATATTAGCGACCTAGTATCTAGCGCTGTTATCAACCAAATCGTAGATGAGCTAGAGATTACTGCGATGGGTGACACCGCTCACCGATTCGTAGCAGGTCTACAATCAGGCACATTTACAATCGACTTTATGAACGACTGGGCAACATCTGAGGTAAGCCAGACTCTTAATGAGGCATTTGGCAAGACTCTAGCTGTATCAGTAATTACAGTTAAGGGAACTACAGTTTCAGCTGCTAACCCTACCTACCAGTTCTCAATCTTAGTAAATAACCTAACACCAATTGGATCAGCTGGAGTAGCCGAAATTGCTACATCTAGCGTTACATTTACTGTAAACTCTGGAATCACAGTATCACCTTCGGTACCATTTTAACTAAGGAGTAATAATGGCAAAGCTTAAAATTACTAGGGCTAATGGTGAAGTCACAGAACACAAGATAACACCAGGAATTGAATATAGCTTTGAGTTGAAATGGGGCTCAGGTATTAGCAAGATTTTGCGTGAGCATGAACAGCAAACCCATATTTTTTGGTTAGCTTGGGAGTGCTTGCGCAAATCTGGCGCACAAGTACCGTTATTTGGAGTTGAGTTTATAGACAGCCTAGAAACTGTCGAGGTATTAGACGAAGAAAAAAAATAATAAAGCGGGATTCTATAGTCTATGGAATAGCAGCATTATCCGTAGAAACTGGGATACCGCCTAGCGAGTTTATCGATATGGACTCGGAAATGTATCGGGCTATTATTCAAG